CAAGTATCCCATTTATCAATCTTGATGTACTTCTTCTGGTCTGGATACCATTTTAGTAGTCGGTGATACCATCGGTGAGTACGATAATTACCTATATAAACTTTCATTATTTCACCTCAAAACGCATATAATCTATAGCGCCTTCTGGTTTGTGTATTACTGATATACGAGTAACAGTTTTGCCGTCTATATTACTACCGATTGTAATGTAAGGTCCTCCGCTTGGATCACACATACCCAGGTCCTGGTCATCAATTCTATCTTGACCTTCTCTACCTCCGAACCTCCAGTACTCTAGTTCTCCGCGTTGGGCAATAACACCTTTAGATAGTTCTTCGTACCAGTATTCATTTCCGTAACGGTTTTTGTATTTAGTCGTCATTTGCTTGCCACTCTCTTATTTGTTGACCATACCATTGATTAGCTTCTTCTTTCGAGTCAAATTCTGGGCTGACCTTAATATCGTCCTCGTCAACCCAGAACCAAATAAACTCTTTCCACCAACCATCTCTATATCTAATTAATTTCATCTCAATATCGCTGGGCTTTCTAGCCAGTTATTGTGTAAGTTGTACCACTTGTTAGCCTCATCTTTAGTGTTGAACTTAGGGCTAACAACTTCGTTCTCGCAATTCTTCCAGAACCATTGACCACCTTCTTCGATGAGTTGCATCAGGCTACCTCCTCGTGAAACATATTGACTTTAAACTCGTCAGTTATGTCCTCTGGATTAAATCCGTTTTCAATGAACCAAATTTTCTTTTCTTCCCAATCTGTAAAACCCCATCCTTCTGGTACTGGTTTAGTACCTGTTGGCGTATCTATCACCAACACTGTGTTTCTCCCTAACTTAAATCTTCTCAACCCAACCATCCTAAGTTTGTAGCATTGCCCATTATTATCATGAAGCAGGTAAAGATATGAACGAGCCACCAGAAGGTTCTTATCCCAGCAATTACGTTCGCTTGTTTATCTGTCTCTCCTACCTTTTCGCCAAGAGACTTTGCCCAGATGCGCCACCACTTATTCATCTTCCCCGTACAACTCCTCAAGTAATTTTTCTGCTTCTCTAATGTAGTCGTCACGTTGAATCTTAATCTTTTCGTGGCTAAGTTCTATGTAATCACAAGCTATAGACTCAATAAACCGAAGCATTATAGTATGCTCCTCAAGTAGTTTAAAGCCTGAACTATTTCTGGACATTGTTCACTGCCGTAGGTAGTATGTGCATTAGAACATTTCCAGTTTCTTCATCGACTTCCCAGTCAATAGTATCTCCAATCCGCAAGTCTAGTAGTCCACATTCTTCAGGTGTAAACTCAATAATCAAATCACCTTCTTCGTCAGTGGTGATGCTCTTTGTAAATGATGTCATAATATTTTAAACTCCCAAGGTTGTAAGGAAAGCCAGTCGACAGGATCTATGCCGTCTACAGCTATGTAGTCTTCTGACCAATCTTCTATAGTACCTTCTTTATCCCATAGAGGGACATATACCTTAGTACCACATTCTAGCTTATCTAAAAAGTCACCATACACTTTCATGTATTCGTCGTTATCCGCTTGGTATGCTAGTTGTTCAGTAGCGGCTTTTGACCTTCTTCTAAAAACCATGGTATCTCCGTTCGACCGTCTGTACATAATTTAAGTTTCAGACTGTATAGTAAAATTAAATTTGTGTTGCTACAGTTAGGGCAGGTTTTTGTTGTTTTTTCTGTCACGTCTGCGTTTCTCCCACTCAGCTTGTTCATCTTTAGTCTGTTCCCACAAGCCCCATCCTACAAGTCCTAGTCCTACAACTAACATTGTACTAACAAATAGTTCAAACAATTCGTGCATTATTCTATCTCCCATAGTAAGTCTGTTAAGATTGTCTCGTAAGCATATGCTTCTTCCTCCCACGGGGTCTCAGCGTACTCTAACCCCTTACAGTTGACAGTCATGCCGTTGTGTTTCCACACATGGTCAACCATATTAATCTGTTGTCTAGCAAACTGTTTAGCGTGTACCAGTTCATGGGCAAGGTGCCCTGCTAATTCAAGAGGTGTATATTTAACTTCTTCACCGTCTTCGTACATCCAATGAGTTGCTATATCAATGCTGGACTCTATTTCATCGCCCATACAAAAACCCGCATGGCTACCATCTTTATCTACGTACTTCTTTATGTGAATAGATATATCGTACTCCTTTACGGGTTCGTCGCGGAACAACGCCATGATACACTCGTTAATAAAGTCGTCATGCTGTTCAGATATGTTGCCTTCGATGCTTACATTAATCATATAATTTTCTCCGATTTATAAAGATATTATACGCTTCATTTGGCAATTTGTCAAGACTTATTTGCGATTAAGCTGGAATTCCTCCCTCCTTTTTCGCTCCCTTGCAATTGCAGCGGCTTTCTTCTTTTGTCTCTTACTAGAAGGTTTCTGATGGTGTTCCTTTTCTCTATAGTCCATTAGCTTGTTACTGTCTGTAATCTTACGTTTGAATAGTCGCAACGCTTTATCCACGTTCCCGTTTCTAACCAACACTTTCATTAGTTGCCCCTCTGGTCAAGCCAGTATAGGACACACAAGGCTATTAAACATATTGCTATTTCTGCGGGTGTCATTTCTTAAACCTATATCCTCTTTTGCGTAAGTACGCAACTTGATTTCTTATAGCCCTTTCTGTTCTTTTTGGTAGTAAGTGCATTAAATCTTCTAAATTCAGTTGAAAGTATCCCTCAGAGAGTATTCTGCGTTCATCTACTGTCCAAGGTTGCTTTTTATATTTTTTCATACGCGTATTATAACGGAAAGAAGCTGCCTTGTCAAGATATTTTTTAATTGTGCCTGGGGGTTTACAAAAAATATATCTTGACATTTGGGGTTGATTTAGAGTATAATGCCACTTTAGAAGAGAGAATTTTATTCGGATATTGAAAGAAAGTTCTTGACTTATTACCTGTTTTTGCGTATAATAGTCATTCTGAAATGGAAATACCAATCCAAGAAACGGAGAGAATTATGTTGGAAATAGCAGTCTTTATTTTCTGTATGATAGGGTGTGGTTGGACTAGCTACAATTTAGGCAAACAAGAAGGCATAGAGACAACAATTGAACACTTAGTAGATAATGGGATGTTAGAAATTGAAGAATAGATTAATTATTAAAGAAACCCTAACAGATACAGACCCCCGATACACCGTAGAGGAAGCCGCTACGGGTGTGGTGTATGTCCGAACAGATAACAAAGCTGTTGCAGAATACGTTCTGCAGGAGTTACAATACGACTATAACGAGGAACAACGAAATGCCAGCTAAGTTTAAAGAATCAGAGAACAGAGTTGTAAACCGAAGAAAAGTAGGTATGCAACACTTCTATTTGCGCAACACCTCCACAGACGATCTGTTGGAAGCATTAGAGAAAGACAGTACAAAGCCGAAGCATAAACATAAGTATCGAAACGAGCTTATAAAGCGCGGAGTTTTATCAGCCTAGTCAGCCCAGACTCGCATAGGTTCATGCGTTAAAAGAGTCGTATAGTATCAAAGTCCCTACGGGGTTGGAGAAAATACGATGAATGTAGAACTAACTTATAGAGGTGTAAAGTACATAAAAGCAGTCAAACCTGCGAGTGATGTAAAGAAAGCCTCTAAATAACCTAACAGCACATGGGAAACTATGTGCTGATTTTAACCGTCTACCGAAAGGAGACACAGCGCGTTCCGTAAGGGCGCAACGGAGTAATAAAATGACTACACAACAGTTATCACTGGCAGACCTGCCGAAATTTTTTCTTGGGTTTGACCGAATGCACGACCAGTTCCTTAATAACAACATTGATAATGGCTATCCACGCTTTAATGTGATAAAAGCCGGTGAAACAGGCTACTTAATTGAGCTTGCTATACCAGGTTGGGATAAAAAAGATATTGAAATCAGCCTACATCAAAATGTTTTGTCTATTAAAGGTACTCGAAAGCAAACGACCAACGATGAAGAAGTGTACCTGCACAAAGGATTGAGCGGTAAATGTTTTACCAGAAACTTCAAGGTCGGAGAATACATCGAACTAGTAGAAGCATATATGGCAAGAGGTTTGCTATGTATCGAACTAGAAGAACGTGTTCCTGCTGAGATGCTACCAAAATACGTTAATATAAAATAGACAAGCCCTTAACAGGGATTAGGAGAACTTGAAATGCGACTTCGAGAGAGCGGAGCTGTCTGTACGTTTTGTGACATTACAGCAGTGTTCGCGGCAATGACCTTGCCACTTACAGTAATATACTTCGCCAGTACAAGCTACTTAATATAGGAATAACGCATGAATAGAGAACGAGTCCAAGCACAATTAGCAATAGATGAAGGTGTCATCTACAAAATATACTTAGACCACTTAGGACACCATACCTTTGGGATAGGGCATCTGATCAAAGAAAGTGATCCTGAGTTTATAGAAGAAGTAGGCACCTTAGTATCTGAGGAAAGAGTTACAGAAGCTTTCCAAGCAGATCTGGATATTGCTATTGATGAGTGTAAAGTACTCTATGAAATGTGGGAAGACTACCCAGGGGAAGTCCAAGAGATTTTAGTCAACATGATGTTCAATCTTGGGCGACCCCGCCTTAGTAAGTTTAAAAACATGAAGAAAGCATTAGATTCTCGCTGTTGGGAGTTAGCCGCTGTAGAAGGCACAGACTCTCGATGGTATAACCAAGTAGGCAATAGAGCCGAAAGACTGATGACGAGGTTAGAAAATGTTGCAAATTATAAGCGCAATTGCTGGTTTAGGTAAGACATACCTAAAAGGTAAAAATGCAAAAATGAAAGCTAAGGCGGAAGCCGAAGCACAGGTAATGATCACAGCATCTAAGAAACTGGCAGATTGGGAAGCTATCATGGCTCGCAACTCTGGTACTTCTTGGAAAGATGAGTGGCTTACACTTCTCTTTAGTGTTCCTATGATTCTATGCTTCTTTCCGAGTACCGTAAGCTATGTCTCTGCGGGGTTTGAAGCCCTCTCCACAATGCCGACATGGTATCAGTACACACTCAGTGTAATTGTTGGAGCTTCTTTTGGAGTCAGATCAGTCATAGGATTTTTGAACACAAAGAAATAGTTCTTGACATAAACCCTAAAGTTTAGTATAATAGTCATTCAAATTTAGGGAGAGTATAAGCATGAGAAACCCAGTCGCAAAACATTTCAATAAGTTCAATAGGGCTGAGACACATCTCGACCGAAAGAAAGAGTCCAAACGTAATCCCGCGCTAGAAAGTCTATTGGAGTGCTATGAATGTGGTACACTCACAGAATGGCTTGCTCCAGACAGTCGCTGCGGGGATTGTACGCGCTACACTCCAGAAGAAATTAGAGGCGAATAAATGAAAAATATAGCTCCAAGCGGAGAGCTTCCCAAGTGGGTAGACGAAGAAAGTCCTTTAGATCGGCAAGAAGGTGGATCACACTACGATCTACCTATTCAACCTATAGAGTATATCCACAAGAATAATATGGGATATATTGAAGGTAACATTATTAAATACGCTACTCGGCATCGGGATAAGAACGGTGCAGAGGATATTAAAAAAATTATACATTATTGCGAATTACTATTGGAGTTAGAATATGGTGAGACGAGTAAAGAAGAAGGACTACGAGAACCTGAGCAACCAGAATATCGAGAAGGTTCTTACGCTACTAAACCCCAGTTCTTCAGCCCCTGCTACAACAAAAGCGATAACTAAGAAAGAAGCCTGTGATATTTTAAATATTGCTTACAATACCACACGGCTGCAAAGGATTATTGATGACTATCAGGAACGAAAAGCCTACACCAAAAAGAGAAAAATACAGCTACGAGGACGTCCAGCATCGGATCAAGAAACTGCGGAAGCGTGCGAGCGATATCTGCAAGGAGATACGATTTCAGATATATCAAAAGGTCTCTTTCGATCTGCCTCTTTTGTACGGTCTATTCTTGAACGAGTTGGAGTCCCCCAAAGACCCCAAAATAAAGAAGAGAAGCTAGGTTCACATTATTACCCCGACGAGTGTATGTCAGACGACTATGCGGAAGGAGAGATCGCATGGTCAGCAAGCTACCACTCAGCGGTAGAAGTAAAAAGTAGACTTAGTTCTGAGTATACAGAAAGTAAAAAAGGACTAGGAAATACTGACTATGAGAGTAAGTACGGCTGTCCAGTATATGCAGTATATGTTAAACAGAAGATAGAGAGTGAGGATACTTTCTTTTCCAACGTACAATCTGGTGGATTCAGTGCATATGTTCCAGCATATGAATTATGTAAGCTAGAACACTTGAGAGAGTATGGAGTACGAATTGAACGATTATAGAAAGGTTGTAATGGCATAAAAATGTTTCTTAAAGTTTACAATGTACATTTTATGAAACATCAGAAAAATAATACTTGACAGACTTCCTTAATTTGCCGTATAATATCATTTCAAATTTAGGAGAATACCAATTTCAGAAAGATTCTACCTAGAACAACTTAAAGCTCTGGGCGATTGTCCAGGAAATAAAAACCCAAACAAGAGGACACGAATTGTGGCTTGGGACGACGATAAGAAAGCAGAAGCAGTATCATTGTATGAAAAAGCAGAACCAACTCCAGAGACCAGTATGGAGATTGTTAAGGATATCGCAGAAGAACTAGACGAATCACCAAACGGTGTTCGTATGATCTTGACGAAGGCAGGAGTCTACGTCAAAAAAACCCCTGCAGCTAAATCAAGTGGTGGCTCGGGCGGAGGAGGCACTCGTGTTTCTAAAGCTGCGGCAGCTGAAGCATTGATCGCGGCATTGGGGGATGCAGGACAGTCTGTTGACGAGGAAATTATTTCTAAGTTGACGGGTAAAGCCTCGCAATACTTTACTACGGTAATCACTGCGATTAACGAAAGATAAGTACAAGCCCTACTAGGGAAACCTAGTGGGGCGTTTTTGCATCCACAGAAAGCACCTAACAGTAAGTACATTCACAATAATTGTTGCTGAAATACTACTAAGGAGCTACAGTGAAAAAGCAAGAACTAGCACTATTGGTGCATGAGTACGGTGATGCAGTCATTACTTATCGTAGTGAACAATCTAGAAAACTAAAGTACAATGTTTGTACTCTGGACTTCTCTACACCTTATATACAAACCAAAAAGAATAGAGCCAAAGAGACAGAGCAAACTTTATTGTTTTTCTGTTGGGATACTGATTCTTACCGTTTATTACGCCCTTCTAATGTGTCTAGCGTAGTTCCTTTATCGTCTATATTAAAGAATGAAGGTAGAAGGTAAGTGGAGTTACATCAAGCACCTGAAGCGTACTCTCGTGTTATTCATTACGATGAAGTAAAGGAAGTACAAGTACGTTTGACTATCAATACTTTTCGTGGTATAGAGTATATGCACTTGCGTAAGTATTACCTGGATTTTGATGAGGAATGGAAGCCTACCCCTGAAGGAGTAGCAATGCCACTAGATTTAACTAACTCGCGTGAGCTATTCGCAGGTCTGATTGAGATACTATCTCTAGCAGAGTCAAAACAGCTGATAGAAGAACATTTTTCAGATTTAATACAGGATCTGTATAAATAGTTCTTGACAATCTTCCTTAAATTGCGTATAATAGTCTTCTAAATTAGTGAGAGAACCAAAATGCGTGCATTTTTAGATAAAGCCAGTGAATTATACTACGAAGGCA